TAAATTTAATTTTATTATAAAAATAAATATATAAAACGAAAATTGAAATTGTACAGCTAATCATTAAGATAACATTTATTTAAGATAATATTGAGGTAATTATGGCATTATGGGGTGGGCGTTTTAGCCAAGAAGCAGATGAACGATTTAAGCATTTTAATGATTCATTACGCTTTGATTATCGTCTTGCAGAGCAAGATATCATTGGCTCAATTGCTTGGTCAAAAGCATTGGTAACGGTTAACGTTATATCTTATGATGAACAAAAAAAATTAGAAAAAGCCTTAAATGAATTGTTGCTATTGGTTAAACAAGATCCTAACCAAATTTTACAAAGTGATGCCGAAGACATACACAGTTGGGTTGAACAAAAACTGATTGAAAAAATTGGCGACTTAGGTAAAAAATTACACACAGGACGAAGCCGTAATGACCAATCAACAACCGACTTAAAATTATGGTGTAAAGACCAAATTCCTCATTTAATTAATACGATAAATCACTTACGCCAATTACTAGTTACAAACGCTGAACAGCACCAAAAAGCCATTATGCCTGGTTACACCCACTTGCAACGAGCACAACCAATTACATTTGCGCATTGGTGCTTGGCTTATTTTGAAATGCTAAGTCGTGATGTCAGCCGTTTAGAAGATACATTGCAACGTTTAGATGTTAGTCCATTAGGCTCAGGTGCATTAGCCGGAACTGCCTATCCAATGGATCGTGAACAATTAGCGCATTGGTTAGGATTTGCTCAAGCAACTAATAATAGTTTGGACTCGGTGTCTGATCGTGATCACATTCTTGAACTATTAAATAATGCTTCAATAGGTATGGTACACCTATCGCGTTTTGCTGAAGATCTTATTATTTTCAATAGTGGTGAAGCCAATTTTGTTGAACTATCAGATCGAGTGACTTCAGGATCTTCACTCATGCCACAAAAAAAGAATCCAGATGCATTAGAACTGATTCGTGGCAAAATAGGGCGGGTTGCAGGTGCATTAACAGGAGCCTTAATGACCTTCAAAGGTTTACCGCTTGCTTATAATAAAGATTTACAAGAAGACAAAGAGCATCTATTTGACGCACTTGATACTTGGCAAGAATGCTTAGATATGTCCACACTAGTACTAGAGGATATTAAAATTAACTACACAAATTGCCAAGAAGCTGCCAAACAAGGTTATTCTAATGCAACTGAACTGGCTGATTATTTAGTAGCTAAAGGCATACCGTTCCGTGAGGCACACCACATTGTTGGTGAAGCAGTTGTTGATGCTATTGCAAAGCAAAAAGCGCTCGAAGAACTTTCGCTTGAAGAACTACAAAAATTTAGCCCAGTTATTGATAATGATGTTTATCCAATATTATCGTTAGAATCATGCCTAGCTAAACGATGTGCCAAAGGTGGGGTTTCACCACAACAGGTAAAATCAGCGATTGAAGTTGCCAAGCAACAACTATTATAAACAGCTATATTAATCTAATAACAACTATACCTGTATTATCTGGTATTTTTATACTGAAACACATAGTTACCTGAAACTTTTTAACAAAAAATATGATTGTATATCTGTTCATACAGTGTAAAAATAGAATTCTTTTTTGAATGGATTAAAGTGAAGCATAATGAGTAAAAGTTATAATTTTAGTGCAGGTCCAGCAAAATTGCCTGCTGAAGTATTAAAACAAGTTCAAACTGAATTATTAAATTGGCATAATACTGGCGCATCAGTCATGGAATTAAGCCATAGAGGTAAAGATTTTGACGCTTGTGCTATTGAGGCCACCAACGACCTACGAGAAATCTTAAACATTCCAAACAATTACAAAATTCTTTATTGCCAAGGTGGTGCCAGAGCACAATTTGCTGCAGTTCCATTAAATATTTTAGGAAATAAAACCAGTGCCGACTATATTAACAGTGGTTATTGGAGCCAATGCGCAATCAAAGAAGCCAGCAAATATTGCCAAGTGAATGAACAAAATGTTGTTATCAAACAAAACGGACTAACGGCTGTTAAATCTATGTCAGAATGGCAATTAAATGACAATGCTGCCTATGTACACTATTGTCCAAACGAAACAATTGATGGCGTTCAAATCTTTGAAGAACCCAACTTTGGTGATAAAACCGTTGTAGCTGACTTATCATCGTGTATATTATCGCAACCTATTGACATAAACCGATATGGCATAATTTATGCGGGTGCTCAAAAAAATATTGGTCCATCAGGTATTACCATTATCATTGTGCGAGAAGATCTAATTGGCCATGCAAAAAAAATGTTACCATCAGTACTAGATTATAAAATCTTAATGGACAACGATTCAATGTTTAACACTCCACCTACATTTGCATGGTATTTGTCGGGGCTAGTGTTTAAATGGATAAAAAGTCTTGGTGGACTAAAAGCAATGCAGCAACGAAATCAAGCTAAAGCACAATTACTATATCAATTTATCGATCAATCTGATTTTTATCGAAATAATGTTGCAGTAGCTAATCGGTCAATTATGAATGTTACCTTCTTATCACCGAATGAAGAGTTGGATAAAAAATTTGTAAGCGAAGCAACTCAAGCTAACATTATTGGCATTAAAGGTCACCGAATTGCAGGAGGTATGCGAGCATCAATTTATAACGCTATGGATCAAGAAGGCATCAATTATTTAATTGATTTTATGCAGCGATTTGAAAAACAAAATAGCTAAATTAACTCAAAATATTACAAGTTATTACTATCAGCAAAAAGGGAAGGAAAAACTTCCCTTTTTCATTTAATCAGCATTATTTACAGCTATAAACCTCACCAACCATAACCGCATCTGTTGGTGCAATATCAGAAATATATTGCATTGAAGTATCCTGTGCATTATAAATCACATTACCACCCATTGCAGCAGCTTTATTCATCAGGTCAGAAGCCGCATCACGAATAAGCTCACTATGTGTTTTAAGACCAGAAAAAAAACTACTACGACGCCCCTCTGCTTTACCTAATAACTGACAAGAAGCAGCTGGTTTAGTATCAATAAACCGGACTTGACTACCGGCAGAAGTAGTTTGATAGTTAGAACTACTACAAGCACCTAAAAGTAAAGTCGCAACCATCGTAACACCAATGAATAATAATTTTTTTATAGACATAATATTTCCTCAACCAATAAAACAACAATCAATAATAAACTAAATTATTGTAGCAGTTTAATTAAACAAAAAATATCAGTAATTAAACTTGTATAAAATCTAATAAATCACAGGACAATAAATAATCAAACCGACCTATTTTATTAATTAACTATAGCAAATTCGATTTAACTCTATTATAATCGCAACCCTACTAACTAAGTAGCACATCCAAATGGCCCCTTAGCTCAGTTGGTCAGAGCAGTCGACTCATAATCGATTGGTCACTGGTTCAAGTCCAGTAGGGGCCACCATTCTAAATCAATATAATCAAAAGCTTACATTAAAAAATTACATTATAAAAATCAGTAAACTTTATTAAGTGGCGGTAAAATGGCGGTTAGTTTTTTATGTTAGTTACAGAAAATTGATTGGGTCGTATTTTATAATACAACCCATTTAAGCTTTATCTTGTATGTAGTTGGTAGTGGTTTTTTGGTGAAATAGGTATCTTTACTGTTGGATCAGGGCAAGCGCTGGGCACTATCGTTTCTGAGACAGATTGCAATACCGTAAATGAGTGACAGCAGTAAACATTTGTGCATTGTCGATATTGCTTGCGAGTTAGTTCGCTTAGTTCTTGGCTAGTTCGGATTACGGTTTTGGCTTTACAGTGTGGGCATTTCATCGATATTTTACCTCTTTTTTTAATTTTTAGTTAATTTTATATTAACTAAAAATTAAATCCAGTATTATTCATTTTCCTCTTTAGGTTTTTCGTCATCTTCTAATTTAATTTCGAGTTCAACATAAGTGGTATAACCGCTGTTTGTGTCTAAGCTGTGCGTGCAACGGGTTATTGTCCATAGTGTTGAGTCGATTTCCTTTTTAAATCCTTCGACTGAAGCGGGCATTTCTGGGTAAATGTCAGGGCGTCCTTCGGCAAGGGTGATGCTAAATTGTGATGCACCACGTTGTAATTTGTACCATTCATTACGAGCCGCTCGGTAGGCGTTTTGTTTTGATGCGTATGTGTGCCGTAATATTTTTACGTTTCCATCGGCACCGACTAGCACGCCATTTTCATCTTTGCTTGTTTGGTTGTTTTTGTTTTTTGTTTTTCGAGTCGCTTTGGTTTGCTGCTTTTTTTGTTGGCGGTAGTCAATCCAATAAGCTTTTACACCCGTGTAAGCATTTCTATCGGCAATAGCAAAGCGGTGCTGGTCACCAAGTTTGCGGGTGATTGTTGTTGTCGGGATGTCTTGACCATTTACTGTTTTTGCCAATCCTTTTTTGAAAATAATCAGCATGCCATTTTTTAATGTTACAGCGGCATTAAAATCGTTGTATAGGCGTGTTAAAAATGAAGCATCAGATTCGTTGGTTTGGTCTATATGGGCAATGTGTTCATGCTCTATACTTTTATCTATCCTGTATAGCAGATTGTGCCGTTTTGCGATTTCTTCGGTTATTGCCCCAAGTGTTGTATCGGAGTAGCTTTTTTCGCGTTTTTCGTTTAGTGAGTCACGCAAATTGGCGCTTTTGCCACGAATTGATAGTACGTCTGGCGTTCCGGAGTGCTCACATTCGTCAATAGTGAAGATGTTTTGTAAAATGACGTTATCATTAACCCAGCCTAGTGATACGCTAATTTGAACTCCTCGCTTTGGTAGTTCAAGTTTGCCGTCGCTATCGTCTAATTCAATAGATATGGTGTCAGCATCTAACCCTCGATTATCAGTAATCTGCATCGAGATAAGACGTTTATCAAAGTTAGATGTAATATCTTTATCATTAATTGTAATTGTGTAGGTTGGTTGTTTCATATCATCCCTATAATATCCGCGAAAGGTAACCAGTCTGGCGGATCAACTTTTGTTAGTGATATAGTGAATTCAATTTTGCGTGGCGCACCATCTTTAAAAAATTCTGTTTTTGTTTTTTTTAAGTTGGTCATAACGAAAAAACCAAGTGGTATGCCGGTACCTTCGATTAATGGCCATGAGTAACCAAGGTCGGCCATTCTTTCTAAAACTGCTAAACTTAATCTACCCCCTGTTAATTCTGGATACAATACGCCAGACAAGGTTATTGTTTCGTTATCACGACCAATAAATTGTAATGCTGAACGTTGATTTACCCGTGAATTAGCTGGGAAACGCCAATCTTTGTTTTCTTCTGCAGTCTGATAGGGTATTGTTTTTAAGCTGAAAACAAATAAGCCATAACACATCATCATATTAATCGATATCCCTTAAACTTGATCGGTAGCGTGCTGATTGATTGCGTTCACGTCGTTCTATCTCTTTAGCTACACGACGTGCCAATTCTTTTTCATTCATGCCAGGTGCGGCATTTATTGTTATGTAATATTGTGATATCCCTGAGCTACCCGTACCCCTAATAGGGTGGCGATTATCTACGACAACACCGCTTGAAAGTTGCGAACCTGTAGTTATTATGCTGTTTGCGAGTTGGCCAACACTTTGTATTGCGTCATTTTGATTTCGTTCAATACCGTTAACATACCCATCAACTGTGTGTCCTCCAAATTTTGCAAACAAACGAGAAGGGGAGTGAATGTCTAATGTGTTTTTAAATCGGTTGCCAATGTTTTTTCCAAGCTGGCTCATTGAGCGGAACGCATCGCTTTGGTTATGTTCAATGCCATGTATATAACCGTCAATTGTATAACCGCCAAATTTTGCAAACAAACGAGAAGGGGAGTGAATATCTAAAGTGCTTTTAAACCAGTTGCCAATGTTATTACCGAGATTGGACACTGTTTTTTTTGTTTCATCCCATTTGTTGTTTATTCCTTGAATTAGTCCGTTGGAAATATCAGATCCAATTCTTGAAAATTTATTAAATAGGCCATTTTCGCCTGTGAATATTTCTTCAACCTTTTTTGCTAAATCACGAATTTTTTTCGGCATTGACAGTAATTCTCTAATTGTATTTACAATTATTTCATGTAGCTTTTTAAACGGCCAAATTAATAATTTAATTGCAGTTCCTATGGTGTTGCCAAAAGATTTACCCGCTTCTTTTGTTTTTTGAAACTCTTCTTTTGTTAATTCTACGGGTTTAAATAGATCACAAAACCAATTTATTAAGACGCTTATTTTTTCTCCAAGCCATTTAAATCCATCTCCGATTGTTGTAACAAACGGTTCAAGATATGAAAATTCTTCAACTACGGGTGATAATGATTCTTTTAATCCTTCCCAAAATCCAATAAAGAAAGCTTTAATTGGTTCCCAGTACTTACGAATCACTAAGGCCGCAATAACAATAACAGCAATTATTGCCGTAATTGCTAATCCGATTGGGTTTAATAAAAAAGCGCGACCAACAGAAGTAAATATGAATCCTAAACCCTTAAAAGCAGCTCCAAAGGTTTTTATCGGTGACCCCGCTATTGCAAGTAAAGCACGTCCAAGCGCTTTCAATCCACCGCTAGCTATGTTTGTTTTAGTGAAGAAACCACCCAGAGACAACCCTAATCGTGATAATATAAATCGGGTCATCAACATTGGACCAAATATACTCATTATCATTATTGCAAATGCACCAAATGCCGTAGTAATTGTTGCTAGCCCCGCACCAATAACAACCAATGCTTTACTTACCGCTGGATGTTTTTTGAGAAACTCACCAAAACCATGTAATAAATTAGTTAGACCTTGAACAGCTTTACGTAGCCAGTCATTATTTTTTTCGAATAGTTCAACGCTGATATTTTCGAATGCGGCGTGTAGCATTGTCATATCACCAGCTAAATTGTCGAGTTTGGTTTTTGCAACTCTGGCTGCTTCTCCATCATATTCCCCTTGCTCTCCACGCATTTTTTTCAAAAAGCCTGTCGATGCTTGAGTTAGCAAAACTTCAAATCCAGTTAAACCAATTTGCCCTGCAATTTGTTTATTTATTTGGGCTCGTTGTACATTGCCCATGTGTTTGGTGGCTTCAGATATTTCTGACATGATATCAATAACATCACGCATATTGCCGTTTTTATCTGCAACTTTAACGCCCAGTTTTGCTACTGCATTTGATGTACCAAGCCGTACTAAAATCTGACGTAATGTTGTACCAGCTTGGCTTCCTTGAATACCTGCATTACCCATTACAGCGGTCAGCGTTGCAATAGTTTCTAAGCTTTGGCCAAAGCTAGCGCCAACACCCGCACTATATTTTAGAGATTCACCTAGCATAGGAATATCAACATTATTGCGAGTGAACATGGCCGTTAGAACATCAGCAACATGATCCATTTTTTCTGCAGGTAATCCCATTGCCATTTGAATGTTTGATGCAATATCTGCAGTGGTACCAAGATCAACATCGCCTGCGGCGGATAGATTCAGCATGCCAGGCATTGCTTTTAATATTTGATCTGGATTATATCCCGTTCTACCTAAAAAATATTGTCCTTGCGCTACTTCGCTATCGGTAAATTTAGAGACTAATGGCAATTCTCGTGCTTGTTTTCGTAGTGTTAACATACGAGGATCGTTTTTGTCATCAATTCTTGTTACTGCTTGGGTTGCACTCATGCTAGCGTCAAATTCGTATCCGACATGTAACAGATTTTTCATACCTCTGGCTACTGTTTTCCCGGTCGATAGGGCACCATAGCCAACTCCACCAAGTACCGCCATGCGTTGCATGCCTATATCGTATTTTGAGCGAATTTGGCTTATTTTTTGTTGACGTATGTTTAATTGTTTTAATCGCTCTGATTGCTGCCCAATGCTTTGATTGACGCTTGTTATTTGGTTTTTTAATGTAATTTGATGTTGTGTTAAATTTTTAGTGCTAATTCCAGATTGGTGTAACTCTGCACGCAATGGTGTTAATTTATCTTTTAATTTTTTTGTTTCTGCGGTTGCCTTATTAAATTCACGTTGTAACGCCTTTGTCGGTGTCGTAGTGTTTTTAAGTTCAATCGCTAATGACTTAGCTTTATTTTTTGCCTCTTCAAACTGTTTTCTTAACTGAACAAAGCCATCAACATTTTTTTGAGTGTTGTTAAGTTTGTTTAATTGATTACGAGTGTCTTTTAATTGTTGAGCCAGCTCCTTAGCCCCACCCATAACATTGCGAAGCGGCCGACTTGTTTTATCTATGCCGTTTAATGTAATTTTTAATTGTAAATCATTCATCAGATGCGCCGCTTCTTAGGCGAGCTTGTTCTCGCCATTCCATTAGTTCAGATAGGGTAAATTCATACATAGCAGACGGTTGCCAATGAAAAATTGAAGCAATATCTGCCATTGCATCGTCTACTCTGGCTGGGATTCCGTTGTTGCACTGTTCGATGTCTCTGACAAAAAACTAGCAATCACTTTTGTTATTTCGGAAAGGTCAATTAAATCCAAATTGAAAACTTCATGTTCAGCAATTGCTGGAGTTGCAATACGTGGTAGTACTTTTGCTAGTGAATCAATATCTAGTTCGATAAAATCGACCAATTTTACTCCACGAAGGTCACCCGTTAAAGGTTTGCGTATTGTTAATTCAGTAATAGTTGTTTTACCAGATTGTAAACCTGATTCTAATTTAACTTGTTGTGTGTTTTGCATAACTTTTACCCTCATAATAATTTTATTGATAATTGTGATAGCCCTTGCGGGCTATGTTTGTTGATTGATTAAATTCCGATTGCGTGGCGAGCCTGCTTTAATCGGTCTTTCCCGCCAATTTTGTCAATCATATTGATAAAATCAATTTCGGCGCTTTCTTCGTTGTCGATAACTTCTTTATAGTAGATGCAGTGTGTGGTAATCTTTGTTGAGTTGCTCTCACCTTGTTTGAGTTCACCGCGATCTTGTTCTTTGTGGCGACCTGTCATAATGATTTCGACTTTAGTGAAATCTTCACTATCATCTTTTTGATAAGCACCGGCAAAGCGTAATTTGACACCATTTAATAATCCGCCGTGTTGTTTTAATACTTCGTAGGCAAGGCCGCCAATTGACCATTCTACAACTAAAGCGTCATCGTCATAGCCAAGGTCAATAGGGGCTGAACCAGGCATACCACCACCGCGGAAATTTTCAAGCTTGCGAGTTAATTTCGGCGGTGTGAATGATTCAACCTGACCGATGTAAGAAGTGCCGTTAACATAAACGTTAAAGTATTTGAGTTTTTTAGGTAAAGCCATTTAGTTGATCTCCACTTAATTAGCTGCTACTGAATTAGCCAGATCGACCAAATACTTGTCAGTAATGCGCTGGCGTAACATAAGGTTTTCTAATGGTGGTACTGGGGTGTAGTCATAATCGATATATAACTTACCCGCTTTTAGAATATCTGGCGTGTTCGCTTCAGGATCAAACCATGCTTTGCCATCAACAATGTAACCGTTCGATTTTAATTCACGGAATTTATTGTTAATGGACTCAATCAAATCTTTGATTAGTGAGGCATGCATTGGCGCATCCACTAAGGCAAATTGTGCTTCAGCAATGGTGTCGGCCAATACTTGTGCTGTGCGTGTGTAGTTTTCAAACGCAAATAAGCTATCTGCTGAGCAAGTGCGAGATCCCCAGAAGCGGTAACCTTGATTACAAATAAGCGTAGTGACTTCATGTTCGTTTAAGTAGTTGGAATCAGAGCTTTCTTCTTGCAAATCCCAAAAAACATCATGAGAAATTCCCGTAACACCGTTAACGGTGACATTTGATAATGTTTTATGCCAGCCGACCTGTTGGTCGATTTTGGCACGTAAGCCAATAGCCCGAGCTGTTGCGGCCAATGTGACGTTTTGTTTTTGTGTTGTATCAAACCCAATAAAGTTCGGCCAAATTACCATAGCTTCACGGGCGCCAAGTTGATTGCGGTAAAGTACTGCATCTTCTTTGGTTTTTGCTCCGTAAGCTGATAAGTAGCAAAATGCACGCAATTTTTGTGCTATTGATATTAATGCGGTTGCAACTGGTAACGAATCGTAACCCGGTACAGCCAAAATACGTGGCTTAACTTTAAGTTGGGTTTGTGCTGAAAGCAGGGCTTTCATGCCAGTATATTTGCCGTCGTTTGTTGTTGTACCAATGATATTTGCCGTTGTGTCGGCTTCTGTTGCACCAGTTTCAACACGGACAGCAACAATAACGGGTGAACACTGATCCGCAATGGCTTCAAGCGTTGGTTTTAGTGTGCCTTGTGAACCCGCTTTACCAATTACAGAGTTAACATTGGTAATTAAAATCGGTGTGTTAAGTGGAAAATGATTAGCGTCCGCATCATCGCTGGTACACACAATGCCAATGACAGCCGTTGATACTGTTCTGATTGCTCGTGCACCTTCATTAATTTCGATAACTCGGACGCCGTGATGGTAATCGTTGGCCATAAGATCTCCGTAGCAGTTTACATATGTAATTTTGTAAAATAAATGTACGGAGATAGTTGCACATTAAAAAAAATGGTGTTAGTTGTTCAGGTTGTAGATTTTGTTTTTACAAGTTTATATGAATATATAAACAGAATGAGCCTGAGAATGGCTTACTCTGGCATATCAGGAAATACAACGTTAATATCTGATAAATCAATTCTATCAACATTAATTGTAAACAATTCGAGTTGTTCCAATAATTTTTTTTCAGCATTTGTGGCTATATTGTATTTAATAGCACGCTGTAATAATTTTATTTGAGCATTGGCGTTATTAATCAACTCTTGTTTCTTTAAAGCATTTATTAATTGTATTTCTTCGGCAGTTAAAGTTCGCTCAATAGCAACAGGATACCCGTTATTAGGATGTATCTCTAAACCTTCAGACTGTTTTTGTAACAACTCTGCGTGCAACTTACTACTGATTTCTATTGAATCTTCTGGTATTTTATTAATATTTGAATCATAAAAAGCATTTGTTTTTGCATTATAAAAAATAGTCATTATTAATATCCTATAGCAATAAATGAAAAGTCACCTGGTGACCCAGATAAGCCGTTGTTACTAATACAGCGGGAAATAACACGTAATGTTGAATTAGTTGATAGTTTTCTTGAGTATCCATACGAATATGCACTACCGGCAATCCATGCATTTGCATTAGCTTCAGTTAAAATTGCCGATAAAAACTTGTTTGGGAATGAAATTGGAAATCTCACATCAATTATTCCCGCGGAATTTGTTGCAGATGCCCCCCATTGAATTATTATTCCATTTGGTAATTTTTGATAACCGCTTCCATTGAATAATACATCGAAATCAGAAAGAACAATCATGGTGGATTGATTGAATTCGGGTCGATTTTCAAAGTTAATTTTAGCATTCACATTATAAATATTTTCATTTTTAGTTGCAGGCAATGCATTAATATCATCAGCATTTAATGTAATATCTGTATTTAATTGTTTGTTATTCACTTTGCGGATTTCTGGTACTTTTGTTGTAATCAAACTATCAACATATTCACGAGTAGCCAATACAACGGAGGGGTCGATTTTTAGTGCTACAGAATCAATATCATCAACAACAATAATCATTCTGATAACTTGGGTTCTACCACTACCTTCGGCAAGTTTTGGCTTATAGGTTGATGGGCAGTTACCTACAGCTATTAAATTGCCTTTATCATCATACAGGCCGATTTCATGAATAAACCAACCGCCCTCATTTTCGGGTATCACTTGTTCAGCAATAATTTGATTAGGATTGTTTTTATCCACTGATAGAGAATTTAAGGATGCTCGGCGGACTTCGTTAACCAGTGCGGTTTGCGTGGCGATAGGTTTTGGTATCGAACCATTACCATCACCAACTGCCATGCTGGTTAATTTTAGCGGAATCCCTAACGCGGTTGCATTAGCTAATAGTTCTGCTCCCAATTTTGTTAATATTGTATAGTATGTTTGGCTCATGGTTTTATTCTCATTGTGTCGATAAAATGTATAGCCACACTTGAGTGGCGCTTAGATAAAGTAGATATCGTAGCTGTAATATAGGGATAAACATTAAGTGTATTAATACAATGAATTGTTGCACCTAAATGGCGTTTTGTTGTTGTATGGATGGTTTGAGTAATATACGGGTAGATACTCAATGTATTACCGTCGTAACTGCTGGCACCCATAGCTGTGTTACCGCTTGTTACTAGTTGTAGTGATAAACCTGATAGATGCCTTGAAACGGGTTTAATATCATCAATAAGTCGACTCAACTCTTGATAGGATTCATCAGTAATACCTTTGTCTGATATGCCAATTTCAATTGCAAATGTGCCAGGTGTATTGTTGTTTTGCCACCATTCAATAATATTTATCAAATAGCCGAAAGGTTCAACCGCACGGCGGATGGCTTCTTTCGTGCCTTTTAACTTGTGAATTTCAAACGCTTCGGCAATAACTTTGCGTTTTGTTCTGGCCAGTTTTCATCCCAGCGATCAACACTATATTGCCAAGCTAAATAGGGTAATAGTTCGAATGGGCAAGTTTTTGGGTCCCAAAGTGAACGTAAATGAATAGGTGGATCACAAATCATAGCTTGTGATAGATTTTTTTCAAGTTGAGTGGCAGATGGTGGTAATAGCGTCCTATTCGTCATAACCGGCAACCTCAACGTGATAATTTGTGCAATAACTGGCTTGTTCTCGATTGATTAATATATCTTGTGCAGGTTGTAGTAATTCGACACGTTGAACACCAGCAACATGTAATGCTGAAATTATTGCACTGCGATTAATTCTACGTCCAATGCGGTGTTTTTCGGTTATATAATCTTGCAAATTTTTGGTAGCCGCTTTTTTGATGGGTTCCGATTCGGGACCCGGATATAAATAAAGCTTGGCTTTTATTTCATACTCAATCAGGGTGACTGATTTAACCGTGACACGATCGGCAATAGGGCGACGATTGTCTTGATTGACAGCATCGGCAACAATACGAATAAGATCGCTACTGGCTATACCATTATTCTCACGAGATAGAATGGCGAGAGTTACGCAAGCAGGTGCGGGGCTTTCGGCGGCGGCATCTAATACACGACCGTCAGCACTGCGAGCATAAAACTCATAAGCGCCACGAGGACCCGCAACGGATAAACCTTCAAATGCGGCTTGAATTCGCATTCTAAAATCGCTATCTGATTCTTTTATTTCGGGGATTGATGGCGTGACTGTATTATCTTCGTGCTGAATGATTAAGCGATAAATATGAAAGTTAGCCCCTAGATTATCTAAGTCATTGCCTTTAGCGTGGGCAATCATTAATGCGTGCGATGCTTCGTTTATACGCTGGCGTATAATTAACTCATAATAAGTGCTTTCTTGTAGTAGTTTAACGATTGGCTCACTTTCATATTGCAATGTTTTTGCCACTTCATTTTGTTGTTCTGCTGGATATAGTGATATAAACTTTTCTTTACGTTGAGCAAATAAAGCTTCAAAGTCTAGTGACTCGATAATATCCGGTGCAGGTAGTTTTGATAAATCAGTTAACGTGGCCATGTTGCGATCTCTATATCACTGGTAAAAGTTTGATTAGGTTTGTCTGTCCGTGAGCCTGTTAATTGCATTATCAGTTTTTCTTTATCGGCAAAAACGTCTACAGCATCTAGTTTTATACGTGGTTCCCACTGATTTAATGCCATGACTGTCGCTGAAATGACACGCAATCTGGTTGCTTCGGTGTTTGGGTTGTCTAAAAGCAAAAATAAAAATGAACCATAATCACGGCGTTCAACTCGTGAGCCTATCGGTGTTGTTAAAATATCTTTAACTGATTGATTAATGTGATCCATATCAGTAATAGTTCGACCGTTCTGGCAATTCATTCCGATATAACTCATTTTTGAGGTCCCCCAGTTAGATCGCCACCAGCTTTGACTCCATTATGTTTATGCGTATCAAGTACAACCCCGTTTGATGACAATTTGCCTTGCTGATGAATTACGTTTCCGGTTAATACACCCGTATTACCGCTAGCGCTGCCACCTGTTGCGCTAAATGATTTAAATGTCACATGATCACTACATTCAACAAGTGGTGTATCAAGGTGGATTTTGGTACCAGCTTTAGCGGTGATTTGTTCACTTGCTTCAATAACTGCAGTTTTTATGCCTTTTATTGTTAAACTGCTGTTTTTCGGTTCATATTCAAATGTTGCACCGTCTGGAAATGTTGCTAAATAAGCATCTTCTGAAGTTGATGGCGCAGGGTTATCATTACAATAAAGGCTTGGTAATACGCAACCAAGTTCAAGATTACCATTAGGGCTTAAAATAAATACTTGTTCACCAATAGAAGGGCGCCACCACGATCGGCTTTTACCTGCACGGTGAGTAAACCATGGTAACCAGGCAGTAACCAATTTGCCAGAACGCACTTTTACCCGATCGCCTTTAGTTTGACAAACAACGCCTTGGCGGATCAGGTTTTCAATTTTTCGTAATATATCGACTAGGTCGGCAGGGTGATAATTTTGCATAGCGTTATCATTATTATTTATAGGTAAACAATAAAGTTTATCGACTTGTAAAATCGATTTTTACAACTTACTGGCTAAGTGGGCGATAGTAATTTGCTCAATCGTGTTATAGTCGTGTTGATTGAATCCGAGCAACTTTCTGGACGGATATTTAATTGTCCAATCATCTTTTTTATTTACTCGTGCACGTAATCCGTAATGATGAATGTGGGTTATACGAGATACCGAATTAATAAATTTTACGGTAGCGCAGTTGCTGTTTGCTGATATGCGTAGATATTTAGTTGTTCGTAGCTTGGTAAACATTTTACGGCGAATCTTTCCCGTTTTTTTTCGGAATGCTTGAGGTCTTTTAGGTTCGAAAGATGTGCCATCTGGTTGCCTTTGTGCTGTAATGCGTTTGCGGTTGCTTTCTCGTAATTTTTGGGCAATTTCACGAGCCAACTTGGTGCGATTACTGTTATTTAGCTGAGTGAGTATGCCGTTTGCATACTCATGTAATTTATTTAACTCGTCGGCCATATTTCATTAACCCAATCAGGACGCATATCAATGGGAAGTTCGTCGGTAACGTGTTTGTATTCAAGCCCATTCGAACCTTTTTTAACAATGACTCGCTCAGTTAATTTAAGTTCAATACTGATATCGGCTGTATTATTGTTTAATTGCTCAATCTCAAATTTAATGGCGCCTTTTCTTAATTCAGGGTTTGCCATAAATTCTTGTTGATTGATATACATCCAGCTAATTATCGGCACAATCAGATAGTCAATTGGCTGTTCATAATCAGTAATGATCAGGTTTACTTTATACTCATATTCAAAACTAAGACTTTTTGCGGCCGTTGCTGTTATGTCACCATCATCAACAAATATATGTAATTTATCGGGATTGGTTTTGATAAACAAATTGTTGTCTTCAAGTACTTTTCGAAGCTGGTTAATTTTTTTCATGCTGATCCTGTTGGCATTGATAAATCATTTCAACTTGAACCGCACATTGATGCCATGCTGTTAAGATGGTTTGATTATCGTCAATTAATGAACGATTTTGCCTTAAATTATTCATGGGAAGATAACAAGGCGTTACGGCTGGACAGCCAGTTTTGATAATCTTCACTTCTTTTGATTTCTGGCCGTGTGTACAACCGTTTAATAACATCAGGCAAATCAGTATCAGACCACATGCGTAATTGTTTATTTTCATTGATAAGTTGCTCCAACTGTTGTTGATATTGACGATTTAACGTATCAACTGCTTGCAGTTGATTTTTTTGTTCTATCAGTTTTTGTTCATTTGCTTGATACTGATCGCTAAGTTCAAGTAATTCATTATTTTTATAATCAATGATTTCGATTAACGCTTGCTTATCATTTTTTAGTTGTAGATTACTAGCTTGTAATTGTTTGTTTTTAGTGCTTAATAGTTGATCTCGTAAATAGCCAAACGACAAACAAAGTAGCAATAGTAACCACGGTAACAATTTACTTTTTAATAGATTTTGCATAATTTTCGTATGCCTCTTTAAGTTTTGAGTCATAGCTATTTTTTTTATAAGCTGGACCGTTGTAGAGTTTTGCAAACATTGAAAAATCTTTATCTTTCATTGCTTGTAATAGCTTGCAATTCGATTTATGAGCAACAAAACGGTAAAACGCATCTAATTGCATATCTTCGCTTTCTGTCATCTGTTGTTCAAATTGCTGAGCTGATTCATAGCCAAGTAGTTGCCAGTGGAACCCCATAATCTGAAATAAGCCCCAGCTAGCACTTTCAATTGCTGAATCAATATCAATTTGTTTGGCAAGCGTTAGCCGATAGTTTTCACGAGCACCACCTAAATAACCACCAGCGGTAGGGTTGATTAAATCTGGATAAGTATTTGTTAATTTTTCTACATCAAAGCCATGCTTTTTAAGCTGACGGTAAAAGATATGCCTTTCAAATAGAATCACAGGCAAACCGTTTTTAATGCCTGATGAGCGAGCCTCAATTTTGGTTACCGCTTGCACCATAGCCAGCTCAACTTCTAGCTTATTAGCCACATTTTGCAATTGTTCAGTTGTTATCATTATTTATTTAACCTCTTATGATGCTGATGTTGATTTGGAGAACGGCAAAGCGTGCCAATGTTGCCTTTGCTTTTTAAAAAGCAGATCAGCAGTGCTATATTCATAACTACCTGAGCGCAGTAAGCACGGCTTAATAAACCGAAAGATGAGAATAAAAATACTGATGCACTTGATGTAATCATTAGCCATGCTAGCCAGCTATATTTGGCTTTGTATTGGCAATTTTCACGATCAAAGGTAAATAATCGAATAGCAATTAATAAACAAAGAAAAGCGTTAAGGGTTATCATGGTTTTCCCCCTTTAAATTTATCCAATAAATCAGATGGATCATCAAACTTTTTAATTAACCAAAGAAGTAGTTTGACACTTACCGCCGAGGCGACTAGTGCACCAAGCCCAAGCGGTACTTTTGTTTGAATATTTGACGGGAAAAAAGGGATCAATAGATATAATGTTATTTCGGCTAGTAACATTCCTATCGCAAAAGATATAAAAAATAGAATAATACGCCGAAGTACTGAGATGTGTTCTTCACTAATCACCAGTAAAATTGATCCACAAAGCGCACCTAAAATAATGCCGTTTTCGATATTTGGATAAATCATTGATATTGAAAACGCACTAATAACCGCCGTAAATGTTGTTGTAGTTGGCTCTGTCATTCCATTAATCCCATAAGTTTAATCGTTTTTTTTCTGGCTCTGGCACGGTTTCAGGCACATTTAATGCGGTGCCCATAGGGAGCATTGCCGGTAATTCGCATAGCATTGGGTTGTTTTGATAAATAATTTCAACAATCCCTTTCGTTTTGCCAAAAATTCGATACGCCAATGCGTCAACGGTTTCATTTTGCATTGCATAGACAATCATTAAATCAATTCCATGGTTGATCGTGATTTGCCCAAGATGTCACGAATTGCATAACGTGCATTGCGGTATAAGTTGCCCACGCTTTCGATGTTAGGTTCAATGTCACCTTTGGCTTTTGCGGTTGCATCAAAATTAATATACTGTTCATTCAATAATGCATTTGCCCACGAATAAACCGCATGTTTGTATAAAATTAAATATTTTGATTCACCATTAATTTGTTCGTCATTCAAATTGCTAATTGATGTAATGCCTGCCGCTTGCTTTGTTAGCCGCCAGTTATATAAGTCGTCATTTACTGCAATAATTGCACTGGCAATTGCTGTTTTTAATCGCTCAGTTGTAACGGTGCCATCTAGCCGCTGAGTTTTTCGAACATCATTAACATTAATTGCTGGAAAAAACGAAATATTACTGATTTCGAGATTGTCAGCTTCGTTAGCGCTTGCGATAGCCGTAAAGTCGTTCATAATTTACCTTTGTTGATCGGCGGTGGACAAAAGCGCTAATGTGTAAAATACATTTATTGCTTTTGTGCCGCCGAGGTGTGAGGGTTCACCCAGTTAAGATTCCGCCTTATTTAAGGCCTTTTCTAATTCTTTAATAGCTGTTTTTACGCCTGAACTTTCGTCAAGTTCAAGTGCTCGTTTTAAATAGCCTAAAGCTTGCTCTGGCTGTGTTTCTTTTAACACATAGCCAATAGCTTTATTTAATTTTGCTCTGACCTGATCAAACATATCTTTATCAGCCACTAATTCGGCAAATTTAAGCAAAACATCAGCGTTAACTGTTTGCTTATTGCTAATTTGTGCTAGCGTTGTATTAGCTAATTCTTCGGTAATTAGTGTGGCGGTTTTGCGTTGGTACTCATCGGGTGTAACCCAATTGTGTTTTAATGCATGCTCAGCAAGCGGGTAGGCAAGCTCAAATTGTTTGGTGTCAATCATCCATACCATTAAACGCATAAAAACATCATCTTGCTGAGCATTATCAGACTCAAGCACGCCGTTAATCCAATCCATATATTCGGGAATAAGTTGCTTTTTAAGCTCAATCTTTGCTTCTGTTGATTGAAATTTTTTTAAACGAATACGATCGTTATTTAGCTTGGCTAGCATCATTTCGTAAGCGTTGATTGCTCGCAGGTTGTCTGTATTACGCTCCTTTTGAGCGTAATGTTTTTGTAAAAACTTTTGTGCTGGTGATATCATCTATCTTTCCCTTATCTGACTTCAATATTTTCAATTAAACAACCGGCATCATAACGTTCTACAACAAAGGCTTCGTTGGTAGATTGGAAGTCTTCAATGCGATCACGTTTAGGGTTATCAATAATTTGACGGCGAGCTGTTTCATTTTGAATATAGATAGCTAAATTGTTAAAGGATGTAATTAGCATTGCTCCTTTAGGGAAGTAGGGCACTCGGTATGCTGGTAATTCACCAATTGATTTTTTAGCAAGTAAGATTTGACCTGCTACTTTTTCGGTGTTCTTATCTGCTTCGTTAGCAATAGGGAAGTATTTATCATGAAGTAATCCACGACCACAAATAACAACTAGATCGGTGTCTTCTGAATAAACTGGATCGATTAAGTTTTCAACGGCATCATAGACTAATGCGTCAAGGTTTTTATAGTCACCACCGTTGCTGGCAATAATAATTTTACCTGGTGTTACTGTACCTTCGTTCATTACTCTTTCAGGTGCATCTTCTCGGTAATGTTGTAACCAGCCTTTATTTACATCTTGTAGTAAAGGGTACGTAGTTTTATTGGAAGTTGACGCACGATGGGTGCCATTAAAACCAATCATAATCCGATCTAATGCTTTTTGTTTAATTAGGGCATCACGCAAAAGAGTTTGAAAGTTCTTTTTGTGGCGCCATGCATCCAATTTTGCATAACGGATTGATGTATCGTAGTTGGTTTGTTCACAACGATAACGGAATTGGTTTAGATCTGATATATCTACAGCTTCACGTTCTTGTGCTGTGGTATCGGTTGTGCTGGCTGTTGTGCCAGTTACACCAACGCCAACTTTTTCACCTTCTTGGGCATCAACAAATTCAAAGTTAATTTTACTTAAGAATTCAGATGATTGTTGGGTGCGTTTTTCTAATGTCTGGTTTACCTCTGGATTGACAGCAAAACTTTCACTGGCATCATCAATGCCATTAAGCTGTGCAATGCGGTGTTTAAATCCATTAAATAACTTTCGGGTTTCATTTCTCATTATGGGTTTCCTAATTCGGTTAATCTTATTTGTTTGTTATCGTTGGTTTTAATCGTCTGCTTTTAGCAGTCGGTTTCAATATCCATGGAGCCGCCCGCCGAAATTGGACGTTCTGGCGATTCAGGAAGTTCACTCAATAGCTCGACAAGCTCAGTATTTTGTTTTTTTACTTTGGTAAGTTCGTTGGTTAATTCAACAATTTTGGCATCAAGATTCGTAAAGCGTTCAGTTGTCGCCTTTGCGAACTGTTCGATAATCTCACCAAGTTGTACAAACTTAGTTGAGTCTTTTTCTGATTTACTTTTAAATAAACCCGTTAGACGATCTAACATGGCACTAAAAGCGGTATCGTTTTGGGGATCCACCTCTTCAAAGTCGATCACTGTTTCTTCGGCAACGGTGAAAAGGTTATTTGGTGATTGTTTGCGGCTAGCTAACGGGTTAACGTTTGCTTTTGCACTGAATTCTAAAAATTCGGTACCAAGGCTAGCTGGGTCGTCAGTAACAGCAAGACCAACAAGGTAAGCTTCGCCAGTGTCAGCAAATTCGGCATTAACTTCGATAGAGGTGTAAACTTTTTGTTTAGCTTTATTAAGCTCAATGAGCTCATCAGTTGGTTCAATTTGTGCAAGTAATGCCAGCTTGCCAGCTAATGGACCGGTTTTGATTTCCTCTGCTCGTAATGCTAATACATCGCCATAGCGTTTAAATTGGCTATCAGGTGAATAACCTTTGATATGTTCCAAATTGATACGTGCGCCATAAACATCACGATTATAATTTTCTGCCATTTGCTCGATCCATTCTTTTTGGATCTTACGTCCGTCGGTGGTGGCACCTTCGACAGCAACACGAAACCATTTTGATTTAATTTTTTTTGACTTTTTAACTTCTGTGCCCATTGTTGTAATCCTTAGCTGATTGTTTTGCCTTATGTTGAATTGACAAACAAAAGAGAGCAATTGGGGCAACTTGTAAATTAGAGTTTTACAACCTGAACAAACATAAAAAAACAAAAATCATAGGTAAATTGGCGTTACTAAAGGAGAACACATGGTAAACGTCAATTTATTAGATCATTTAATTAGCGATAATACCGATCCAAGAAAAGCGGCCAGATCGCTGTATTGGGCTGGGTATCGTATTAGCCGTATTTCTGAATTGTTGAATGAAAATATTAATACTATCCATAGCTGGAAACGGCGTGATAAGTGGGATGAATCAACCGTATTGGATAGGGTTAACGGCGTTCTTGAAGCGCAATTAATCCATCTTGTTATCAAGCCAAATAAGGAAGGTAAAGATTTTAAAGAGATTGATTTACTTAGCCGTCAGCTAGAACGTACGGCCAGAATTGAAAAATATCAAAATGGCGGTAATGAAGTTGATTTAAACCCTAATATTGCCAACCGTAATGCCAAGCCGAAGCAAAAGCCTAAAACTAATCTTTTAACTGATGAGCAGATCGAAAAAATTAACGAACTATTTAATGATGGCTTATATGAGCATCAAAAAGTTTGGTACCGAGCTGGGTTACAAAATCGCATTCGTAATATTAATAAATCAAGGCAGATTGGTGCCACTATGTTTTTTGCGCAGGAAGGGGCGGTTGATGCTGTGAATACTGGGCGTAATCAGATATTTTTATCCGCATCAAAATCACAAGCATTTCAATTTCGGCAATATATTATTGATTTTTTCCACGGTATCGATATGGATCTGAAAGGGGAAGTTATCCACTTTCCGCATAATGACGCCCGCCTTTACTTTTTAGGTACCAACTCGAAAACAGCACAAAGTTATCACGGTAATTTATATCTGGATGAATATTTTTGGATTAATAAATTTTTAGAATTGCGTAAAGTTGCTTCGGGTATGTCGAGCCAAAAACGTTGGCGACAAACCTACTTTTCAACGCCTTCTAGTATTAATCACGAAGCGTATAAATTCTGGACTGGCGAGCTATTCAATAAGGGACGTAGAAAAGAGCAACGTATTAATGTTGATATTTCTCATCAAGCTTTAAAAAATGGCAAATTATGTGCTGATGGACAATGGCGGCAGATTGTTACTATTGAAGATGCGGAAAAACTTGGCTTTGATTTATTCGATATTAATCAACTAAAACTAGAATATAGCCCCGATGAGTTCGCTAATTTATTTTTATGTAATTTTATTGATGATTCATCATCAGTTTTTCCGCTATCGAGTTTACAACCGTGTATGGTCGATTCTTGGGATATTTGGGATGATTATAAGCCATTTGCAATGCGCCCACTTGGTGAACGGCCAGTATGGATCGGCTATGACCCGTCACACACAGGGGATAGTGCGGGGTGTGCAGTTGTTTCACCGCCGATGGTTGAAGGTGGTAAATTCCGAGTAATTGAAAAGCATCAATGGACGGGTATGGATTTTGCCACACAAGCCGAAGCCATTCGAAAAATGACCGAACGCTATAACGTCACCTACATCGGTATTGATGCCACGGGATTAGGTGAAGGGGTTTATCAATTAGTTAAACAATTTTATCCTGCTGTAGTGGCATTTAAATATTCAATTGAGATTAAACAAAGGCTAATTTTGAAAATGCAAGATGTGATCAGGCGTCAGCGTTTAGAGTTTGATGCAGGTTGGACAGACTTAGCCCAATCATTTATGGCAATTCGAAAAACATTAACGGCCAGCCAGCGTTATGTAACGTATGTGGCCGATCGTAATGATGAGGTTTCTCATGCCGATATTGCGTGGGCAACCATGCACGCAATTTATAACGAGCCGCTAGAAAGTATTGGCGGAGCTAACAGTAACAGTGGTTTTATGGGAGTATTTTAGTCATGACAGAATTAATACAACAAGATGAAAAAATAGAATGTTTTACGTTCGGCGATCGTGAGCCTTTAGCCGATGCCAAAGACTTATTAAGTTATTTACAATGCACATCGTGTGGCAATTGGTATGAACCGCCAGTTAATTTTGATACTCTGGCCAATACCTTTAGTTCATCGTCATATCATAGCAGCCCGATTTATGTAAAACGAAATATCTTAACTAGTACATTTATTCCGCATAAATATTTATCACGTCAGGCATTTGAGCGAATCGCTAATGATTTTTTAATATTGGGCAACTGCTATTTAGAAAAACGAACAAATATGCTAAAGCAAACCGAGGGGCTAAAACCAACACTGGCAAAATACACACGGCGAGGTGTTGAAAAAAACGAATATTGGTATATTGATAAATATTGGGAAGAACATAAATTTAAAAAAGGTTCGGTTTGGCATATGCTAGCACCGGATATAAACCAAGAAATTTACGGATTACCCGAATATTTAGCCGCCATTAATTCGGTTTGGCTTGATAACTCGGCTACCGTATTCCGTCAACGTTATTATAAAAATGGTTCGCATGCAGGGTTTATTTTATATTTGTCTAATCCATCACATAACGAAAAAGATATTGAAGAATTAAAGAAAGCATTACAAAGCAGTCGAGGACCAGGAAACTTCCGTAATTTGCTAATGTATTCACCAAATGGTAAGCCAGATGGATTAAAACTGATACCCGTTGGAGAAGTGGCCGCTAAAGATAATTTTGCAGACATTAAGTCAGTAAGCCAAGATGATATCTTAACTGCACACCGAGTGCCGCCATCATTAATGGGCATAACACCAAAAAACACGGGTGGATTTGGTGATCCAGAAAAAGCCTCTAAAGTATTTGCTCGTAATGAAATTAAACCGTTGCAAGATAGATTTTTACAGCTAAATGATTGGATGGGTGAGGAGGTAGTTAAATTTAATCCATACCTGCTTGAATAAAAATAAACAAAAATGTTTATTTTTAGATTGAAATAATAAACATTTTTGTTTATTATTTAGCTGTCTTAAAACAGCACGGAGCAATAATGAAACAAAGTGAGTTTTTAAGATGGTTAGTTGCTCAAGGTGTTGAAGTAAAGCAAGGAAGTAATCACCTGAAACTTTATTACAACGGAAAGCAATCAACAATGCCAAGACATCCTAGCAAGGAGTTAAAAAACGGTACAATGATAGCAATCAAAAAGCAACTAAATCTAAAATAACTTAAGCCCTCTTAAGGGGGCTTTTCTTTAAAAGAGGTTATTATGTTTTATCCTGCAAAACTAACTAAAGAAGATGATGGCTATACAGTAACATTTAGGGATATTCCTGAAGCAATTACTTGTGGTGATGATTTGCAAGATGCGTTAGATATGGCTCAAGATGCATTAGTAACAAGTATGGATTTTTATTTTGAAGATCATCGTACCGTTCCATTACCAAGTAAGGCTAAAAAAGGAGAATATTTAATTGAATTACCCGTGAGTATTTTTGCCAAAGTGCTTTTACTTAATGAAATGGTTGAACAGAATATTTCTAACGTCGAGCTAGCAAAACGTATTCACGTAAAACCTCAAGAAGTGCAACGTATTGTTAATTTAGAGCATGCAACAAAAATCGATACGATCAGTAAAGCATTGTCTGCTTTGGGTAAACGTCTTGAATTAAATGTAGCTTGACTTAATCACATAATCAAACAAATGAAAGCTCCGAAAGGGGCTTTTTTTTGTTATTAACATATATATACAATTCAGCTAACTAAATGTAATATTTAAAAATTTAATTTTAACTATAAAGCGCATAGAGAAGCGATTTTTATTCTACACATAGCTGTTCACAGATTTTAAAATCTCTTCACTATGAGCGTTTTAGACGGGTTGTCGTTGATTTTTGATTATGATATAAAGGCTAAAAGTAAAATTGCGATATTTAAACCCCACGCCACCCTCGCACTAAAAATGTGGAAAATTGTGCAAAGTTGCAAATATCACAAAAGAAGCCCTAGTATAAGGGCTTTAGCGATCCGGGTTCCTTTTTAGATCTTTCATTTTCGTGCAGCCTAATCATGCAGTTAAAAAATTACAACTTTATTTATGTAAAAACCAAATTATATGATATAAATTTTATGTTGATTTTAAACACAATTAGCAAGGAGGTAATAAAATGGCACATGCAAACGACAAAAAAATAGAGTTTGAAAGATATTTATTAAATATTGCCGTACCAGTGTTAAAAAAAATATATGGTGATTTCAAGATTGATGAAAGTCAAAAAGATAAACCTGACGCCGCCATTATTCTAAAAAATAATAAAAGAGTTGGCATCGAAATTATAACAGCAGAGCCTGAAGAAGTAAAAAAGAGCTTAAATGGGACAAAGAGTGCTACTAAATTAGCTGCAGAAAAATTTTTTAAAGAGGGTCATAATTCTGTATTGGTAAATAGAGTAGATGTAAATCATAACGAAGAATATATATTAATCGCAGCGAAAAATAAAATAGGAAAATATCAAGCTTATAAATCAACTAATAAATTTGATGAGATAATCTTAATAGTAGCTAGTAATTTCCTAAATACACGTTATGAGTATTTTAAAAAATGCCATATCCCAATTACTCAAAGCAAGCTATATGAAGCAAAATTTCCTTACAATAAGTTAATTTATGTTTACTTTCAAAATAACCCTAAATTTGATGAAGCCATTTTGATTTACGATAAAAATGAAAAATATAATCTTAATCTACCATCAATTAATAACCAAAAATGTAAAGAGATGTCAACACAAGCGATTAGTTTTATAGTAAGAGTTGGTCAGACGGTTAATGTTCATGAAATAGCAGAAAAAAAATCAACTCAAGATGAGGTGAACGAAAAGCGAAAAAAAAGAAAAAACAAAAAACAAAAAACAAAAGAAAAAGAATAAACGGAGATAAGTATTAATTCAGCTTGCCAATTTGACGGCGAACTGAACAAGGTTGGCATTACCGCTCAACGAAACGGCGAGCCTTTCGGCTCCCTTGCCCAGTCCACCTAATTCTATTCAGATTTTTCAATCACCGAATGCAATAAATCCGCAATACAGCAAATTATCACCATAAAATCGGTGGGGGTTGAATGTGCATTGATGCAATTACGGGCAATTGTTTCGGCTTGTTCGATTTTTGCAAAATTATTTAGATGGATGATAACGTTTTCTGATGTGTCGACTGGTGTAATTTGTTTAAAGTTTTTCATGATTAAATTCCTGTAAAAAAGTTTAATCACCTTAAGAGTTTCCACGCTCTTGGAGGTGAACTAAGCAGGTGTGGAAACTGGCTTACAGGAAGACCAGCCAACCTTTCGGCTGACCCACTCAGCCCACCATTGAATAGATGCGACTAAGCTTAACGCATAAAAATACCGCACTGAGCGGTTATGCTCTCTTGAATACGCAAGCTGCTAAACTTGACGCTAGATTTTGCTAACGTATTTTTAATATATATCGATCTTAGTTTCATTGTCAACATGGTATTAATTCCTGTTTTAAGTTAAAACGGTATAGATTCCTGAAAGTTTTTTACAGTCGTTATCAAATTTGGGCTAAAAATCAAACCTAATAAAATTATTTTTAATCGGTTTAGTGAATTGCTAACAATAAGATGCACACCGTTTAACGTGCTATCTAATATATAAAGGATTTAAAGTTTATTCATTCTTTCTAAATTTTGCATTTTCATGTCGTTATGTGTCCGGTAAAAAATTTATTCAACTGGTTCTAAAAATAATGACGGAAAATCAACATTTTTAGCTTTAATTTTAAGCTTTTTAGTAATGTGGCTAATTATTTTCTTCTCATCAGGTAACCCATCTTTATCAAGAAATTTTTTAGAATTAGAATAGAAATCAGCGTTAGCATAATATTCTTTGGCGACTTTTAATTGTTCATCACTTAATTGTTGATCAGTTGAATTTATTTGCCAGATCTTATCATCACACTGTGTTCCTGAATTGCCACAACCATCACTCCAATAAGAAGCTTGTGCTAAATAATAGCCTGTCCCTTTAGCTTCTGGAAAAGGCATTAAGAAAACAGTTACAACTTTAGCTCCTGTTTTTGAAGAATTCTCTGTGGCGGCAAGTTTGGCTGTATCAATTCTTTCTTGTAATGTTTTTGCTTCAGGTGAAACAATAAAAATTTGAACTCTTTTTCTATTTGCAAATGAAGTATCATTTTGCGATACAATTTCATAAGGTTTTACCTCAGCAAAACTAGATGGAATAAAAAATATAGATATTAATAAAC